GTTCCGACTCCGTTATAAGCAACGTCCGTGAAGGTGATCGAACCACCGGAAGCCGGGAGGGTCCGCTCATAGATCAGAACGTTAACAGTTGTTCCCATTTCATCCGGCCAAGCTTCTTGCTTAACCAGAGTCGTCCACGGGGACGTGTTCAAAGTCTTCCGATAGATATCCGCACCGATACGGCCGGACTCAGTAATCAGAAGATTCTCAATATTCGTACAAGGCATATTAGTATCTCCTTTGTTGAAGTAATGACTGAAGACTTCTCATCACACGATGAGCGTGTCTCTTTGTCGTTTCTTAGTTTAAGAGCCGGCAAGCCCTAGAAGTTAGTTGGATACCCGTTAGCCGTCGGATACCGCGTCGGTGTCATTTAAGCGTAGCCTGTAGGGCGCAGGCGAGTTAGCCCCATCGCATCGACACCTCTGCCAAAGAACTGAGATACGATGTAACTAGTTGATGCGGGGTGTCAAGACCCTACCGTAAAATAGTGTCTAATTCTTGTCTGTTAGCGTCTAATCCGCCCCACGACCAAAACTGCTTTACCGTAGGTTTATCTTGTTCTGGGGGTCGCCAATCAAACTTATCTCTGTGGTGCTTCCATGCGTACGCCCCTAGGGTATTGTACTCGCTAAACCTGCGTTCAGGTCGAGTAGCAACGAAAGTATCAAAAGGCACTTTATGGGTGGTCTGAAGGAAATCCCTAATCTCCTTGTATATCCACCTAGGAAATGTATGCGGAGGACGACGCATAAACTCAAACTCTGGTTTCCAACCAACGGCTTCTTCTATGATTGGTTGCCAAGGACATTCTCCGATCTTGTCATACGGCTCGTAATACAAGATGGCTTTTCCTTTGTGAATAAAATCCTTGGGAGATACGTCGTGTAACCAGACAGTATCGGAATCAATGTGACAGATGAAATCGGCGTCAGAGTACAGATCAGCGTTTAGTTTAGTGACCTGCTGACCCAAGTAATCCTCTGCGTACCTGGGACAGATATGTACTTTCTCTAAGGTCAGATGGTTTAGCTCGTGCTGGTCACCATGGGGTACGACAATATGGATCTGACGAAAACCCTTGGCTGACTTAGCGCAGGACTTCAGGCAATAGGAAAGCCACTCGAAGTCTTTCTTGTAGCTACGGATGAATAAGTCTACAGAGGCTTGCATAAAAGGTCGTATTGGGGCCCTTCCTCGGGAGGGAAGGATTCTAACCCGTACCCAAGTTCAGAACGTAGATAAGTCATTAATGAGATAGGGGATTCCCCACGTTGCTGTAAGGCATGTTCGTTAACTTCAATCCACATGATTGGACGATGCTTAACTATGGTTTTCTTAGCACCCCTCAACGCAGATACTTCAAAGCCCTCCACGTCTAACTTAAAGAAATCGAGTCTGGGTAAATCGTAAGAGTCCAGAGTTACCACGAATACAACCCTATCCCCAGAATCAGTTATACGACTAGAACCAGCGTTATCAGCTACGGAAAAGAACTGGCTACTTGGTTTATCGCTAAGTCCAGCTTTGACCGTTATGGCTGAAGGACAGTTGTAAACCAAACACTCGTAGGCGGAGAGGTTTGGCTCAAAAGCGTAGACTCTTCCAGTAGAACCTACAGCCCTAACATAGGCGAAGGTGTGATCACCAATGAAAGCCCCAGCGTCGACGACGTAATCGCCTTCCTTAATGTGCTTTAAAATGATCGGGAGAGAGTACTCGTCGTGATCCAACTTCCCGGTCTCTTCGACCCAGCGGGAAATATGCGAATCATTTTCTAGTACCGCGACGTTATTCGGTAGGATTTTCACTTTCAGATTTCCTACGCATTTTACGTTTTTTCGGTTTAGCCTCAGGAGTCTCGACTACTTCTACCTTCTTTGGCATCCGACGTTCGCGAAGTCTTTCAATCAATGTGCCGTCTTTATTCTGATGAAACAACAAAGCTTCTTTACTAACCATAGCGTCAACGCTGGCCTGATCTGGGAATGTAAAGTTACGCCCCTCGTCCTTACGCCAAACGTGTTGAATAGATTTTGTCCAATGGGCTTGCCCAACAATCTGCTCAGCCCCGACAACGTCAAACGCGGCAAGATCGGCATGGATAAGATTAAACGCTCGTTCCATCACGTTCTTCGGATAGATAGCATTACCACTCATGTGTTCAGGAGTTCCTTCAACTTTCACCTGAGCACCCATGAAGTACTGACCACAGGTACGATATTCCGAATCTAGTAGATCAAGCCATCCTGGCACCAAAGGGATACAGTCTGGTTCACACCAGAAGTACGCCTCAGGATTTGGCCCCCAAGTAATATGCTGAGCGATACGCTTGAACAGATGATTAGGGCTCATAGGCCACCCACGCTCATCTTGATCGTGCGGTATATACAACTCGTAGTTACGGCTCAACTCGGTAGGGTTTGGAACTGCCCGAGCACAGGCAACCATCAAGCGATGGCTACCAATTCCGCCTAGCTCCTCGACCCAATTAAGCCAACGAATCGCCTGCTCCCGATCCTGAGGACCGACTGGCAGTACGACTAGCATTAGCGACCCATCGATTTTTCGAGAGCTTCTAGGAAGCCAACTTCAGAGGGAACGAGCCCTCAACTGCGGAATTAGTTTCACTTGCACCAGCTCCAGGAGTTGCGGCCTGATACTTCTTCAATTGTTGCCTGAGATCCGCGATAGTTGAATTGCTCTTCTCGGTAAGATCACGGACAACCTGTACGGCGAGCGGGAACAACACGGCTTGGTAGGTAAGCGTAGCACGTTGCTGATGGTCGAGAGGTTGCTTGTCCAAGTAAACTGCTTGATCCCGAAGAGCCTTTATTGTTCCGTCCCACTCTGGGGTTTGGCCACGTTTGAGAATTGGAAAGGAGTCCTCAAACTGGTTCCAAGTATTTTCGAAGGCAACGTCAGCTTCTCGTTCGAATTTCATCCTGTGTTCTTGTTCAACAGCAGTCTCTTCTTGCTCCATCTTTTGGAGCACCGTTTGGGATTCTTGGAGCATCTCGTCCTTCTTAGAACGGAGTTGCTCGATCTCGTCCAGCTTGGTTTTAACCGCCCAAGCATCCATGGCATCTACGCCAGTCATTAGATCCTTAAACTCTGCTTTACGCTGAGCGGGATCTTTGATATCCAAAACTTTGAGAACTTCCTTGGCGTTCAAGCCTTCGTATCCAATCAAAGAATCCGAAAGACTCTTCTCGGCTTTAGCCAAAGGTTCTCCAACAACACGTTTAAACTCGCGAGTAGATTCAAGCTTAACAATCGAAAGCTGGCTCTCGTAATCAGAAACAAGTTTGCGAGTCTCTTCCAATTCAGACTTGATACTCTGTACTTCGTTCGAAGCTTCGGCATTACCTGCCTTACGCGATTTTTCGAGTTCTTGCTTAAGAGTAGCAAGTTCCTGTTCAGCGGCTTTTAGAGCCCGAGACTTAGCAGCAAAAGCAGAGTTAGCGGAAACAGTAGCTTTGCCAGGAAGCTTTTCGTCTTCCGTAGGTTCGTCAGAAATTTTAGCAACTTCCTTTATTTTCTCCGCTTCGGGAGTAAGCATAGAGTCAATAAGTTTGCTGGGGGTCTTGATCTCGGGAGTCTTGCTAAGATTAACTTCGGGTGCTTTCTCTTCCTTGGCAGGAGTCTCAGCAACAGAGATCGTAGTTTCTGCGGGAGCAGTTACAGCCGTATTTGCAACGGGAGCTGGCGCGGGAGTTGCTGGCTTTTCAATAACCGGATTCTGATGCAATGGAGTTGCGGAAGCTAAAGGTGCTTCGCCATCCCCAAGCGCTGCGTTGAGTGCGTCTCCGAGTGATCCGATGTCATTAGTTGTTGCCATAGTTTATTTCTCTGGTTTTATTGGTTTACGTCTTCCCAAGGTGCTGGCAACTCTTGTGGCTCAGTCTTGGGAGTTTTAAGGAAGTCGATGGCTTTAAGCGCGGCATACCAACCCTCGTTTCTCGAATGGGCTAAAGCTCGAAGCTGTATGGATTCTCCATTAGCGGGGGTCAATTGATTTAACTGAGGTAATCCAAGATGGATCAGAGCGGTCATGCCAGCCCGCATGTGCGGTTCGTTCCAGGTTTTTTTCCAGAGCTCTACGTAGTCTGCTCGTTTACCCCATTCTTGGAATGTCATTAATACGTGTATCGCCGAACCAGATTATTTTGCAAGCTTTTTCTTTTCGGCCATCGCCCGTAGTTTTTGAGCGGTCTGGGCATCTCGAAGAGCCATACGTTGTTTGGCTTCTTCTTCTTTGAGACGCAACCTAGTCCTAGACGACTCCTGTTGAATCGCGGCATCGGCTTGTACCTTGGCCAATTTAGCAGCGTAATCAGCTTGAGCTTTGGCTTGGACATCATCAATCTGCATCTTGATAGACTGCTCAAACTGTTGCTGTTGGGCTTTAGCCATCGCTTGCTGTTGGTCACGCTGGGCTTTCGCAATCTTGTTGCCAAGAGATTGAACGGCTTGGTTCATCTTATTAAGCAATGCTTTGTACTGGCCAAGCTCAACTTCACGAGTCTTGTCTCCTTGGATAGCTTGCATGTGTTGAGACATATGTGGAGTCTGCAACGAGAGATACTTGAAAGCTTCAACTTCGGGTACTGCGTTCTGATCAATCGCCTGCAAGAATCGCATAGCATCCATTCCATGAACTTGTAAATGGACGGCGTGGTTCTCGTTAGGTTGAACAGTCACGCTTCGCCCACTCTGCATAGAGTCATTCTCTAGTTCCGCAATCTTCGAGTCGATCGGCAACCGAGGAGCAACCAACTTCGAAGGAGCATACCGATCAACTTGATCGTACCCGACACGAACAGCAACGCGGTCACGAATAACGTTAGCTCTTCCAGTTTCGTCCAGCAACGGTAGCATCTGCATAAATTCGTTGAATGCTAAAAGACGAGCTTGAGCACTTCCGTAACCTACAGCTTTTTGAGGAGTGATATCATACACTTTTTCGAGAGCTTTGAGAGGAACACCGCGGTCTTTGAGTCGTTTGTGGAACAAGAGAGCAATCTTGGCTCCAGGCTCGTCCTGTTTCCAATTCAGTCTGGCCAAACGTCGGAACTGTTCTCTTAGTAGTTTGCCCCATGGGACGTAGTAGAAATTTTGAGCTTGTGTCGAAAGAACAGCTTCTTTCTCTAACTGAGCATTAACTTCGTTAGCTGTTCTCTCCCCGCTACCAGAATCAACAGATTGGGGAGCATAGCTCCCGGTGTTATTCCGACGAACCGTTGTGAGCTCTTGAGCAATTGGGAGAGCATTGCCCGCGAGATTGGGTTGAGTCCGGTCAACAATGTTTAAGTTCGGAGGGATGATTGCCATCGGTCCGTTATACGCAACTGTTAGATTTGCCAAATCATCCATCGTCTGCGGTTGAATCATCAACGAAGTCGACAACAGGGTCGAATCAATGATGGCGTTACGCAAACGGTTAGTTACTTGGATATGAGGATAAACCTTGTAACCCAACCCACGGATGGAGTGGAGTGTTCCGTTGGTGCCGATACCATAAGTAAATAGCACCAAGGCTTCGTTAATCGTGCTGAAACGACTATCCTTCCGGTACAGGAAGTTGAGATTAGAGCCGTTGCGAAGTCCGATAGCATGGGTGATCGTCCCGTCAAACTCTTGAATATAGTAGTGAACGGTTTGGATCTCAGCGGAACGGGCGTAAGAAAGGGAAAGATCGTTGTCTTTAAGCATGACTTGAATTTCCTCCCAATCCAAGCGAACGCCAGCGGTATCAACTGGGACAGCTTCAATAATGGCTCGGCGGGTCTCGTCGACATCCCAACCGACTTCCCTAGCTACCTTGGGATCTTTAATATATTGATAAAGTTCGTGGGCGTAATAAGAACGACGGGCACAACAAAATTCAAATCGGGTGTCAGAAGCGGCAACACCACGGGGAACAAAAAAATCCTTTAAGCCAGCAACCTTCCAGCGCCAATCGGTATCGTCTTCGAAGAAAGCGAACCCAACACCGTAAGCTACAAACTCGTGAGATAGTCTCTGTTGGTTATAGAAAAACTCGTCCCAATCCTTGCGGAGAACTCTATCGAATTCTTCGCTAATGATTTGACTATACACGCCACGTTGGGTGTCATCCCCAAAAGAGGTCTTAATCATGGCAAGCTGGGGCACTCCGTTAACCAAATCAGAGTAGGCTGAAAGGGCGTACTCTAGGTCAGCTTGGGCTTCTAGGAAGTTTAGATTCGAACGATAAGACTGGCCGAGAGTCCTGAGCGTTTCAGAATTGTACGGTGCTTCGCCGTCGAGCATCGCTTGGACTTTGACCCGTTGCGAGGACGCGATAAGATCAGCGTCAAGAAGCCGGCGATAAATTCCATAAGCTGCTTGTGCATCTTTAAGTCTTGATTTTGGTGCTTTCCCGGTCTGAGAAATAGTCTCGAGGTTTTGGTCCACGTTGAACTCCTAGATACTCAATTAGATGAGAACGGTCAAGAATATAAGGAACTAGCGTTTCTGGCGAAAGAGAGAAAGTCCTTGTACTTGCCACCCCCAGCCACGGTAGTACCAGCCACAGCATTAGCCCTTTGACGGCATACGTCCAGCATCAGGAAAGCTGCGTCCGCTATGTCAGGGGACCTTCCGAACCTAGACTTCATATCCTTCTTAGATTCCACATAGATCTTACCCCGTTCGGCTGTTCGATACTGTCTAGCCACCAACTCCTTGGCCAAATCAATAGTCACCCCCCTAACTTGGCCAGCCCGTAAAAACTCCCTACCCACATACCAAAGCTCAGACACTCTATTCCCATATGACTCGTCGGCTTTCATGCGGGAGCTTCGACTGACTGGCATACCGCTTGGCCTCTCAGAGAACTTAACCCTAAGAACATTCGGGCTCCATATAGTCGATATGATGTCGCAAAGGGGATCTCCTGCACCTGTGGCGTCGACTGCTAGGTATCGTGGTAAAACGCCATACTTCTCACACTCTTGCTTTAACAATTGAGCAATCTGATAGTTACGGGGGTTATCTTTAAGGGAGGAGTTTTCCTGAAGTTCTACATACTTGTCAAAGTGGACTGTCATCCCGGCCTCAGTCTCTCCGTACTTGCCCAAGAACAAAACGGATCTATCCCCACCACTTGTGAACCCAGGATCGAATCCAGCCACGGGGATGGGTCTTTTGGCCCCAACCCACATAGCAGGTTTATGGGCTTCGAACTTACGGAGATCAGCCTCGCTATAAATATTCTCCTCGGAACCAGCGGGGGCTGGGAAGGAACGAATGAACCGCCAGTAGGACAGGGAGTTCTCGCCCAAACGTTTTCTATCCTCATCGAGTTTCTTTGAAGTTAACAAGAACGGCCACTTGTCATCGTGATCTAGATTGGGGGTCTTCTCTCCGTCCAAGTGCAAACAGAATCCGTCTTTGGTTTCCCACCCACCCTCGTCTACCGTTATCGACTGCCAACCCTCTTTAGGCGTAACGAACTGACCGAAGGGGTCGTATGCTGAATTAAAGTTACCGCAAGCGACGCATTGAAAGAACGGGTTAGCCGAAAGGTTGGCGGTAGCTTCGAAGATGGCAGGCGATACGTCCGTGGCCTCGTCGATCAATAGGAACACCCGTTTGTTTTTCAAACCGAGCAACTTCTCGGAAGCCTCCTTTTCTTTATCTTTGGCAGACGGAACAAGCGTGATACTGGATCGATCGCTACTGCCTTCCTCCAACACAAGCTTACCCATCGAGTCGACCAACTTACCAGGCATGACCTTTGCCTGCATGTGACGCTCACGGACTCGACCCCACATACGCTTACGAGCTTCACGAACTGACGTGGTGGTGACCAAGACCAAAGTGTCGAACGGAGCAGAGTACCAGTTAACCAACCCCCACAAACCAACCACCTCAGTCTTCGCCGAGGACTTAGGCCCGGAGATGCCCAGATAGTTCCACTTACAAAGTTCTATGATCTGCTCATCCGCCCAAGGATTGCGTTGGAATCCTTGCGGGTTCTTCTTTGGGTGATACGGCCACAGCATCTCGACCACATTCCAAAAATGCTGTTCTTTACCAAGACCTCCCCTTTCGGGAGTCAAACCTTCTCGGAAAGCCAACAACTCAATTGTAAGTGCTGTAGCCCCTTCGGGCCACAGTTGGCCATACTGCTCAATTTGGGACATCGCCTGATGGTAACAGATTCCCCTTGGCAATCCACTCTTTTTATAAGAGATGCTTTGAATGGTAGCTATTGATCCAGGAGCCAGCGGAGGTATCGCATCTATAACTGTTAACGGTATGGTTGATGCTATCAAGATGCCTGAGACTGAAGGGGATGTGTTAGCAAAATTAAAGAATTTGCGGACTTATCACGATGTTATTGTTATCGAGCAAGTCGGTGGATATGTGGGCGGAGCAGGCAGTCCTGGCTCGGCAATGTTTAACTTTGGTCGTGGGTTCGGATTTATCTTAGGAGTGGCGATGACTCTGGGGTACAGAATTGAGATGGTTCGTCCGCAAGCTTGGCAGAAGGCGTTGAGCTTGGGGAATAGCAAAGGGATGGCCAGCAAGACAGAGTGGAAGAATAAACTCAAAGCCGAAGCTCAAAGAAGATTTCCAAATTTAAGCGTGACATTATTAACGGCGGATGCACTATTGATACTCGAATATGGCAGACATCACATTGTTCGAGTGGCAGAAACCGGGAGCGGAAGCGTTATTACAAAGCCTTCAGAAAAATAACGTAGCCCTCGACGCCAGCGATACTGGCACGGGTAAGACGGCTAAAGCGGTCTGGTTAGCCCAACAATTAAAAGCGGACGTCATCGTTGTATGTCCCAAAGCAGTTATCCCATCATGGCGTGAGTGGCTCGATCGTGGTGATGTTAAGCATGAAGTCATCAACTACGAGAAACTAAAGACAGGCAAGACAAAGCTCGGAAAATGGAACGACGCGAAGAGTTGGGAGTGGACTTTCAGAGGAGCTAAACTTTTAATTTTTGACGAGGTACACCGATGCAAAGGGGCCACAAGCGTTAATGCCAAGATACTTACAGGGTCAAAAAAGTACCCAGTACTGATGCTGTCCGCTACAGCTGCAGAGAATCCGCTGGACATGCGAGCGACAGGCTTCATGTTGGGTCTCCATGAATACCACGACTTCTACCGGTGGAATTACAAAATGGGTTGTCGACCTGCCCCATGGGGTCGTGGTCTGGCTTTCATGGGCGGAAAGAAAATGCTACAAGAAATTCATAAATCTATTTTCCCGTCTAAGGGGCATCGCATCCGAATCGCTGACCTCGGGGACGCTTTCCCAAGCAACTCCGTGTTCGCAGAGTGCTACGACATGGGGGACGTTGACGTCATCTACGAAAAAATGCAGGCGCAGCTTGCGGAATTGCGAAGCAAACGAACGTCCGAGAACCCGCTCACGATCAAGCTCAGGGCGAGGCAAGAAGCGGAGTTGATGCGTGTACCAGTCTTTGTTGAACTTACTGAACAGGCTTTGGCGGAAGGTAACGCTGTCGTTGCGTTTTTTAACTTCAGACAATCGCTCGAAGCCTACCAAAAACTTGTCTCAGCGGAATCGGCAGAAATCATTGGCGATCAAAAGGATGATGACCGTGTACAAAATATCGCGGACTTCCAAGCAAACAAAGTAAAAATATGTGCTTGCATGATTCAAGCGGGTGGTGTTGGATTGTCGCTCCATGACCTGCAAGGAGTACCAAGAATTAGTCTTATCGCGCCAACCTACTCGGCGATCGATACCAAGCAGGCTCTCGGAAGAATCCATCGTGCAGGAGCTTTGTCTGCCAGTCGGCAATACTTGCTTTTCGCAAATGGAACCGTCGAAACACAAATCGCTAGGAGCCTCCGTCGAAAACTCCACAACATTGAAACACTATCGGACGGGGACACATTAGGAGCAATACTATGAGCCACCACAAATACGGACCAAGTTCACTCAAATGGCGGGAGATCTGCCCGGGCTGGGATAACGAACCACAGCCAACGGAAGGTGGATCTGTTGCAGCTCTAGAGGGAACTATGATGCATAAAGCACTCGAGACTGGGAATTACGAGGGTCTAGACGAATGGCAGAAAAAGAATGTGCTGATGGTGTCCGATGTTTTCCAGCAGATGAAGAACGAGCTGGGAGAAATTGTTGCTGACCTTCCCGAAGTTCAATTACAGATTGCCGAAGGCAAGACATTTGGTACCGCCGACATCGTGCTGATCGGGAAAGGCAAAGCTAAGATTGGTGACGCCAAGTTCGGATGGCATGCCGTAGATGACGCCGAAGAAAATATCCAAGGCTGGGCTTACGCCGTGGGCGTGTTTGAGAAGTGGAAAGACGTTGACGAAGTCGAGGTGGTCTTTGCACAACCACGCATCAACATGATCAGCAGACATACTTTTAGTCGTGACAAAGATTACGATCGGCTTAGACTCCGCGTAGAAACAATCATCGCTCGAGCTCAGCAACCAGAACCGGAACTGAACCCGACGGAGAAAGGATGTCTCTACTGTGGAAACAAAGGTACATGCAAAGCACTACATTCAAAAGCCCTCGTCATCGGCAAAGGATACGACATGCTCCGAGACGCAGAGTTGCCGGTACTCGCAGACCCGCTTACTCTTGCGACTCCTGACCAGAGATCGCAGGCTGAATCCATCCGTCGCGTCATGGAAAGGTGGTGCGACAGCGTCAAGAAATCAAATATGGACTTCCGTATGTCGGGTGGTGACATCCCAGGCTATGAACTCAAAACTCGTGCAGGGAAAAAAGAAATTGTTGACGCCACGCAAACGTACGACATCATCAAAGACAAATTAACAGCAGAACAATTTTCAGCCTGTGCCACGATATCGTGGAGCAAGCTCGAAAAGGCTTACGCGGAATCATTTCCGCGTGGCCAAAAACAACAAGCAAAACAAGCTCTGGAGGATAAGCTCAACGAAGCCAATCTATTGAAAGGCGGAGGAGAGGTTACCTACTTAGCAAAAACAAAAGAAACAAACTAAACAAAATATGAAGACATCATTTGCTCCTGTAAAAGGAACTAAAGCAACCGCAACCCCAGCAGTCGACGAATCGAAAGAGGAAGGCGCGATTATCGAAGCTCCAATGGCTTCGTTATCCGTCAACACATTGGCTGGCCAAGTCGAGGGAGAATTCTCGGCGAAGGACTTTACCGTCCCGCGCTTGAACCTCGTGGCCAAAACAGGCGAACTGTCCAACACGTTCCAGCCTGGATCATTCGTTTACAACCGTGAGGTCGTGATCGGCGATGGCAAGAAGCCAGCGAAGATCACCTTCTTGCGTCTTCAGAAGATCTACATCCAAGATGTGGTCTATGGTTCTGACCAGATTGCCAAGACCTTCAACCGCTTGTCCGACGTACGTGCGGCAGGTGGTGCGTTGGCTAACGATCCGGAAGCCGAGGCTGATACCGATCGGTACAGCGAAGCTCTCCAGACCATCATCGCCATCGAGGCACCCGACAAGGATAATCCCTTGTTCCCGTTTGCCGTCGGTGACAAGCAGTACGGTTTGGCTCAATGGCTAATGGCCAAGAGCGCATACCGCTCTGCTGGAAAGCAGGTCTTCACGGACAGTCAGTTGTTCCTGAAGTCTGGTCTCCACACAGCCTACTATGAGCTGACCAGCAAGATCCGTACGAGCCCCTCTGGTTCGTACTTCGTGCCCCAGCTCAAGATCGGTGGGAAACATTCCCCTGAAAACTGTGAGCAGTTGAAAGCAATCTTCGGATAACTTTATTGGGGGCATCGGGTGTAACAGCCCGGTGCCCTCACTTTTTTATGGACACAATTTTATATCAACTCTGGCTGTGGACTTCCAAACGGTGGTTTGCATACCGAATCACGGGAATGGATAAAGATAGCCATCAAACGGAAATAGTTATTTTTGCTAGCCAAAACGCGGATATCGACAAGGTTATGAAGATATGCGCTAATAGCGAAAATGAAGTAGAGGGCAAAGGATGATCAGGTTACTTGGTGATTTGGTGAGCCAGATCATGTTTTTAAGTCTAGTCTTAGCATTGGGTTTTTGTTTGGCGTTTTTCGCCATCGCCCTTGTTTTATGGATCTTTGAAAAAATACAAGGACTATTCAAATGAGAAGAGGATCAAAAGTAGTTTGCATCGACGATAACTTCCCAAGGGAAGTAGTTAATTTCTATACACACCTACCGGTAAAAAACGCCCAGTATATGGTGCGTGACGTGGGTGTGGGTGTGGGATGGAACGGAGACCCCGAAATTGTTGTTTACCTAAAGGACATGCCTAACCCAAACTCGTCTACACCACCATACCCTGAACGGGGATTCAACCAAGAGAGGTTCAGGGAAATCGAGGAACCACCGCTGGAGGCGGAGGAGATCGAGGTGGAGGATGAGTTGTGCGTGTGAGGCATTTACTCGGGGCCTTTATCATCTGGTCCGTGCCAGTTAGCGCGGCCAATCTAATGTGGGAAGTAGAACCTCCAAAGGTGATGCTTGTGCGTATTACTGCTTACTGGTGTGGCCAAGATGCATGGACGAGCAAGATGCAATCTTCCACAGGACGCAAACTTGTTTCTGGCAAATCGTGTGCAGTTGACCCGTACGTAATCCCGTACGGTTCCTACGTCACGATTAAGGAAACTGGGAAAGTTGTGCGGGCAATAGACACCGGCACAGCAGTCGTCAACAGGAAAAGTGAATGGTCGAAACCGAAGAAAAAAAGACTTCCAGTTATCGATCTTTTCTTTAGAACACAGAAAGAAGCAGAACGCGAGATCGCCAAGATAGGCAGATATGCCGAAGTGGAAATCCGCAAACAGGAGAACAAATGAAATACGATATAGAATGGATGATTGAAACATTGGATAGAAGTAGGACAATGCTGGCCAAACTAAGAGATGATTGCGATACACATGCGGGGGCAGCAATCTTTAGGGCAACCATCTGCCAAATCGACGCGGCAAAGTTGATGGCAAAATGTATCCAAAAGGATCTAGAGAATGAGCCAGCAAAATGATTTTAGAGCGCCAAGTATTAACGAGGTCGCGAATGAAACTTTTTGCACCGTCACCCGCATCATGGAGAAAGGCTCGGACAAAAGTACTTTTGGCCAATGGTTCTTCGATGATAGCATCCGCTATAACGCAGATCGTGCAATTTCCCACATATGTCAGTCACTTATGCAACTTGATGGTAACCGGCCTAATCCGGACGCTCTCGGGGAGGATAGGGTAGCTCATATGGAAAGAGCCTTAGTTCGTTGCGCTTTCCTACTATTCAAAATGAAAAGAGGGAAACTTCAATGAGCGACGATTTCGGCCCATCCCAAAAACGTGAAAGTGTACGCATGGGTGTCTCTGGCCATAGCAGGGAACTGACCATGGCGGAGATTGCTAAGTTTAACAAGGGCATGAATGACTTCTTCAAACGCCGGGGTATGCATTACGGAGACGGTTTCCGAGGCATCATCGGTAGTGAAGTTAAGCATGCGAAAAAACGTAGACAGGCAGCTGAAGAAAAAGCTGGACAGATAAAAGATCCGAGCCCAACATTGAAAACTCGAAAGGGAAAGAAAAAATGAATGAAGTAGTCAAAGCCTTAAAGTTAATGCTACGCGGGAGATTATATCTCTTGCCGATCGATTCACAGGAAGAGACAGGTTTGCGGTTTAATACTGACAAATCGGTAAGCTTTATGTATCCAGATCAAAAGTATCTCAACCAAGCAAAAGATAGCACAATGTCAGCAGTTATCTTTGGCTTCTACGCTCTGCACTGTATGCAGGACGTGGATAAAAAACATTTTGAAAAATGGTTGAAGAAGTCAGTAAAACCAAAGAAAGGGAAAAACAAATGACATCAGTAATGATTCAATGCAAGTATGACACAGAAGGTAAGGGAATGGATTTTGAAATCCGTTTGTCTCAAGACGAAAACGTTTGTAACGAGGAGAAGTCCGCAGCAATGTTCTTGTTGCCCTACGTTCAGAAGGCTCTCGAACTCGGCATGGAAGACGCTAACAAAAAGCTTGGTGGAAACATTGTCGAGAAGCCGGCTGAAGGCGAGATCGCAACCTCTATCGACGGTGGCCCTGCCATCGTGACGCTCGACTAATATGCTCTTCATCTTGGTTGGTCTAGCGTCGTCAGTTGTTGGCTGGATCGTTGGGTACATCATAGGAACCAACGCAGAAAGAAATAGCTGGATACGACAGATCAAACAGGAAGAAGAATTGAGACATGTGTCTCAAGGCAATGCTTTTTGGCAGAAATAAAACTTGGGTTATGTCTCTTCATTGTGACCATATCATCTGTGGTGCCCCCTGGAGCCATAGCCCTATCAGTAGGGGGCAACCTTTTACCGTAGCGGTCCCGACGACGGAACAGATGAATCGGGCAAAATTTTATGTACCACAAAACAGCACAACAACTCGCAGAAGAATTTATAGTAATCCCTGATCCTCGATTAGACGAAGCGGCAAAATCAGCAAAACTGATTGTCGAAGAGTTTGGTCCGGTTGAGGTTATTGATAACCACGTAAAAGCTCACAAAGCCTTGGGCAAAATTTTAGAGGACGTGGACAGAACTGATACGCAAGGAATTGCTGCTTGCCTCGCCGTCATGGCATTCATAGAAGAAGTTATGGCCAAAGCAATCATCGGTGAAGACAGGATCACCATTATTAAAATCAAATGAATACTTACGCCATAGATTTTGAAACATACTACGACAAGGAAACGTCGATAACGACGCTGGGCACTTGGCATTATCTACGCCACGAGAAAGCGGACATCTACATGGTCGCTATCAAAGGGCCTGGAGTAGAATACGTTGGTCATCCCAAGAACGCACCGTGGGACAAGATCGATGGTCATCGTTGGGTAGCCCACAACTACGCATTTGACGGATCGTGCATCGAGCGTCTCCACGAGCTGGGGATTACCAAGGCCAAGCCTAAGGAGTTCTTCTGCACAGCCAATCTGTCTGCGTACATGGGTGCTCCGCGTAATCTGGCTGGGGCTTCCAAACAACTTCTCGGAGTCGACATGTCGAAAGACCCTCGCGCTGGGATGAAGGGCAAGACTTGGAACGAGGTCAAGGATACCGAGCAGGGTACGGCGTTTAAGCTCTACGCTGCGAAGGATGCCCAGCATTGCTTGGATCTCTACGAGACTTTTGGTAACCGCATGTCAGCGGTAGAGCGGTTCCTGTCCAAGCACACCATCGAGGCTGGGTGGCATGGCATCAATGTTAACACCGAGATGGTCGACAAGGGGCTTAATGCTCTGGACTGGATACGGATCAAGGCGATCGAGCACATGCCGTGGAAGACCGATGGGGACTACACCAGCGACGTACTGTCAGTCTCGGGTCTAGCTAAGGCTTGTCGTGAGGCTGGCATCGAGGTACCCCCATCCACTTCCGAAGACGACCCCGGCTGTCAGCTATGGGAGGAAACCTATGGCGAGAAGTTCCCATGGGTCGGGGCTATGCGGGACTGGCGGAAGGCAAACATGCTCTTGCAGAAGATGCACATCCTTCACCGTCGCCGGCGTCCTGACGGAACTATGCCTTTCGGGCTAAAGTACTTTGGAGCCCACACGGGTAGGTGGTCAGGGGATAGCAAGTTCAATCTCCAAAACCTGCCGAGAGATCCATGCTTCGGGGTAGACCTACGGGCATGTCTCATCCCCAGGCCGGGGAAGAAGTTCATCATCTCAGACTTGTCCCAGATCGAGCCAAGGGTACTGGCATGGCTGGCGGGCAATACGGCCCTCCTTGAGGCTGTAGGGAACGGCTATGGCATTTACGAAGCCTTCGCCATATCCACGGGGATGTGGAAGGGTGAGAAGGGTACCTTCAAAAAATCCAAGGAACTCTATGCTCTGGCCAAAGCACAGGTCTTGGGATTGGGCTACGGTTGCGGTTCCAAGAAGTTCGTTCTCATCGCCAAGCTCATGGCTGGCCTGACCATCACCGAGGCTAGGAGCCGAGAGCTGGTCGACGACTACCGCCGTAAAAATTTCAAAGTGGTCGAGCTATGGAGCAAGCTGGAGCGAGGGCTTCGGGAATCCAAAGGCGAAGACTACCACGTAGAGCTTCCATCCGGACGAGCACAAAAGTATTGGGATGTCACGCCCCAAATGGGTAAGCATGGCAGACCAGACTGGAGAGCCTCGCTGGAATTAGGCGGACCGAAATATCCGCTTTACGGCGGACGGCTATGTGAGAATCTAGTTCAGGCAACGGCGAGGGATGTATTCGCAGAATGTGTCCAGCGCCTGGAAAACCAAGGGCTTCGTGTTCTGTTTCACGTCCACGACGAAGTTATCCTTGAAGTTGATAAGGACGTGAAATGTAAGGACGTAGACCACATTATGAGTACCACACCAGAATGGCTACCGGGTTGTCCCATTAGTAGCGAATCCAAAGAAGCGGAGTGTTACGAGAAATGAAAACAACTCTTTTCTCACTCCCTAACCTATCGAGCGGAAACATCGTTGCCGTCAAACCTTGGGAAATCAAGGACTGGCCAAAGTTTCCGAAAAGCAAAGACGCATTCAAAGACTGGGTATCCGCGGATACAACCGAAGGATATTTTGTTTCTGCATACGAGGGTGTTAATCCTCATGGTCGTGTAAACAAATCCAATGCTCCGTGGAAAATGCACGGGCTGATTGCGGACTACGACGCAGTCGTTACACGCGAAGAAATTGTTGACGGTCTTGCACGGAGAACACGCACGGGTTTCAAACCCATGTTCGCCCACAGGACGGTCAGCGGAAACTGCCGTGTGATTTGGATGTTCGAAGAACCCATCGCCATTCTTCCAGGAGTGTTGAAGGAGTTCCTCGGATTACTAATAAAA